CAGTGGGTAGAGATTGATCCTCGTGAGTGGAAAAACCGTAAAGACTTATCTATCTCTGTTGGTTTAGGTGCAGGTAACAAAGACCAACAGTTAATGCATCTCAATGCTATTTTACAAATGCAAAAAGAAGCATTACAGGTTGGTTTAACATCACCTGAAAAGATTTACAATTCATTATCTAAATTGACACAAAACGCAGGATTTAAAAACCCTGAAGAATTTTGGGTGAACCCAGCAAACATGCAACAAGGTATGCCACAGCAACCACCTTCACCACAAGAGCAATTAATTCAAGGTCAATTACAGATTGAACAGCAAAAAGCACAGGCTGATATGCAATTAGAAGCTCAGAAGAATGAAGCTGATATGCAACAAGAACAGTTACGTTCTAGCAATGACATACTCATTGAACGTGAGAAGATTGCATCACAGGCAGAATTAGAACGCTTTAAAGCACAGCTAAGAGCAGAAACAGATTTAGCCATTGCTAATATTAAAGCACAATACGGGATGAGATAATGGGAGCACCATCTGGCGGACAAGGAGCAGGTCGTTATATAAATGCATCTGCACCTACTTTTAATTTTAATGCCCCTCAAAATACAAACGCTAATTTACCTGCTATACCTGTCGCTCAAAACAATTTAAACTTTGCAGCACCTACAGGTAATGTAAGACAATATGCACCATTAACTGTGCCAAAACAGTTAAAGACAGAAACAACCAGAGAAGTATTGCCAATGAATTATGTGCCTAGTAGTTCTGGCAGAGGCGGACCTACATTAGCTCAAAGAACAGAAACAGCACGAGTTTCTGGTGGTTATGATACATTAGTCCCACAGACTGAGCAATATTGGGCTAATTCAAGAAGTAGAGGTGGTAGAGGTGGGGGATATGCAACTAGACAAACAGGATGGTTAGGTACTAAACAAACACCAGTATCTATGATAAATGATTTAATGTTAGCAAGTAATGCATTTACACCAGCACCTATTCCTACAGTATTACCAACAGCATCAGCACCAGCAGACGGATTAGGTAGATTTTTAGGCGAACAAGCCACAGGTGGTAACATTGCTACAGGTAGACCTACTGGAGGCAAGTAATGATTTTACAGACAACAATGCCCAAAGAAGATTTTAGAGTTGGTCTTATAAATACAATGGGAATGATGAATGGCAGATAAAACATTAAACGAAATTAAACGTGGCGAACAAGCTGAAAAGATATTAAACAATGATGTATATAAAGACGCATTTAATGTTGTCAAAAACAACATCATTAACGCAATGAATGATAGCCCATTAGGTGATGATAAAACACACAATCGCCTAGTTATTGCTCTACAAACCTTATCACAGATTGAGAAAGCACTTGCTGACGTTATGCAGACAGGCAAGATGGCTAAAATCCAAGTGGAAGATAAAAGGTTTAGAGTATTCGGATAAAGAATTTAGACATTAGTCTATCTGGTTGCTAGTACCTAACTAGCATTTAAAAAGGAAATATTATGAGTGACCAACCAAATATGGAGTCACCACAAAGTCGCTTAGAGGCGATGCTTGGTGACATATCTAACGAACCACCTAGAGTGGACGAAGATCAACCACAAGAGGAACAGGAAGAATTATCTACCGAACCTGAATTAGAAGGTGAGGAGGTTGAAGAACCTGAAGATGAAGAAACCGAAGATGACGAGCCAGAAACTGAGGCTGATGATGAGGAAGACTCCGATGAGGAACAACCTGTCCAAAACATCAAGTTAAAAGTTAATGGTGAAGAAATCGAGAAACCGCTTGACGAAATTGTGGCATTAGCTCAACAAGGACTTGACTACACACAAAAGACACAACAGGTTGCAGAACAACGTAAAGAATTGGAATTGTTGCAAGAACAGTTAAATGTTTCTGCTAGACAATACCAAGAGCAACAGCAACTTAATAATATGTTAATTGAAGATGTAGCGAAAATCACAGCACTAGACCAGCAACTTAACCAATATAACAACTTGGATTGGAAAAAGATGTCTGATAGTGACTTCGTGGAAGCACAAAAACTTTTCTTTGATTATAACCAGCTACAGCAAGAACGTAGTAACGCAGTTTCACAATTTGAAACCAAAAAGCAACAGTTGGTCGGTCAACAACAACAACTAATTGCGGATCAAGTCAAAAAGGGTAAAGAACAACTTGCTAAAGAAATACCGAATTGGAGTCCTGAGACAACCCAAGACATTATTTCTATTGGTAGGGAATATGGGTTTACCGATGCTGAATTGAACTCGATAATTGATACTCGACAAGTAAGAGCGTTGTATGACGCAATGCAATGGCGAAAATTACAATCAAAAAATTCGGTTACAAAGAAAAAAATATCAAGTGCCAAACCTGTAGTGAAACCAGGATCAAAAGATATGAAAAAGGTGGCTACCTCTAATGCTAAGAAGATGCGTGAACAATTACGCAAAACTGGCAAATCAGAGTTAGCAAGTAAATTAATAGAAAATATGATTTAAGGAGTTAATAATCATGGCAGTTTCAGCAACCAATACATATACTGGTGCAGGTATTGCAGAAGATTTTGAGGATATCATTTATGATATTTCCCCAGAAGATACACCTTTGTTATCTATGGCAAAAAAATCTTCAGCAGGTCAGACCTATCACCAATGGCAAACAGACGTTTTAGCAGCAGCCGCAGCTAACCGTCAAATTGAAGGCGATGACGCATCATATGCAACACTCGCAGCAACAACTGTGCTAGGTAACTACGCACAGATTTCACGCAAAACAGTTCAAATTTCTAACACTTTCGATGTTGTACGCAAGTACGGACGTAAGTCAGAAGTAGCTTACCAATTAATGAAAGCCGGTAAAGAGCTAAAGCGTGACATGGAGCATGCATTAGTTCGTAACCAAGCATCATCAGCAGGTGGTGCAGGTACAGCTAGATCATCAGCTGGTATGGAATCATGGATTGCAGGCAATAGCATTAAAGCTACAGCAGCATCTACAGCAACTACACCTGGCTTTGCAGCTGGCGTTGTAGCAGCTCCAACAGATGGTACAGCAGGTACATTTATCGAAGCTGATTTAAAATCTGCTTTAGAAGCAGCTTGGGTTGATGGTGGTGAGCCAACAACTATTTTAATGTCATCTAAAAACAAAAAACTTTTCTCAGCATTTGCAGGTATTGCAGAGAAACGTCATATGGTAAATGGCACTAACGAAGCTATTATCACCGCAGCAGCAGACGTTTACGTTTCTGACTACGGTAATCACACAGTAAAACTTGACCGCTTTATGCGTGACGAGGCTGTTCTTTGTATTGACCCTGGTTATGTTGGTGTCGCATCACTACGACCAATCACTAAAGAAGAACTAGCTAAAACTGGTGATTCTACTAAGTACTTAATGACAGCAGAGTACTGCTTGGTTGTAAACAACCCAGACGCTCATGCTAAAGTTCAAGGTGTTGGTGCTTAATAGCATTTAATGTTACAATAGGGGGATAGAAATATCCCTCTATTTTTATTATGCCAATATTATTTGATAAAGACCCAATTACAGGTGTTACGCAATATTACGACTATGATCCAGTTAAGGATCAGCATTTTATACATAACGTACAAGATGTCACGCCATTGCTTGAAAAATTACAACAAACAAGAAATAATCCAGAAGTGTGGTCAAAAGGTGTAAAAGAGAATTGGGTACACTACGCAAGTATTCCACCTGTTATCGAGATGGAATTAAAAAATAAAGGTATCGATATTTACAATAAACACCAAACAAAAGAATTACTAAAAGAAATTAATACTAATTATCCTTGGCTCAAAACAACAACTAAGAAGCATGGATAAACAAGAATTACACAGAATACAGGTAGCAATACAAGATTTATTGCAAAAAGACCAATATGATGATGCAGTACCTATCATCTATTCTGTATTAGAACATTACCCTGATAATCCAGCTTGTTTAAACTTTTTAGGTTATGCATGGCTCATGGGTGATAAACCAGCAGTTGCTTATCAATTCTTTAGACGTGCATTACAAGAACAACCTGATAATAAATCATTATGGTGTAATTTAGGTCGTTCTTATCACGAGATGGGTAATTACGAAGAAGCATTAAAATACTTCTTAAAATCTGCTGAATTAGATAATAGTTATTCAATGGCATACAGCAACGGAGCTGCAAGCCTAGTACACATGTCTGCATGGGATGATGCAGAGAAGTCATGCAACATGGCTTTAGAATGTAACCCTAACGATGAAAACGCACAGATGAACCTTGCTCATTGTTACCTTGCACAAGGTCGATGGGAAGAAGGTTGGAAGCAATGGGATAAATCATTAGGTGGTAAGTTTAGAAAAGAATGGTTTTATGGCGATGAAAGCCGATGGGAAGGTCAAAAAGATAAGACCATAATTATTTATGGCGAACAAGGTTTAGGCGATGAAATATTCTATGGTAGTTGTATTGCTGATGCTATTGCTATTAGCAAACAAGTTTACATTGATTGTGACCCTAAACTCGAAGGATTGTTTAGACGAAGTTTTCCAAGAGCCGAGGTACACGGTACACGCAGAGAATCACATCCAGATTGGATAGGTGATAAAAAGTTTGACCATAGGTGTGCTATTGGTGGCTTACCTGAGTTCTTTAGAAAAACTGATAAAGACTTTCCTAAACAAACTTATTTAGTTGCAGATGAAGAACGAAGATTGCTGTGGCGAGGTTTGTTTAAGTCATGGAATAAAAAGGTTATTGGTATTACAACACAAGGCGGTATGAGGCATACTAACCAAGTAGGTCGACAATTAACCGCAGAAGATTTAGAACCATTATTAAAACGTGATGATATACAGTTAGTATCATTAGACTATAAGATTGAAAATAAGATTGATGGTGTTAAATACTTTCCATCTGTTACACAATCTAACGATTACGATGATACAGCATCACTTATTGCAGAATTAGATATGGTGGTTGGTGTTAATACCACAGCACAGCATTGTGCTAGTGCATTAGGTGTAGATACTATTTGTTTAGTGCCTAAATGGCATCAATGGCGATATGCAAGACCAGAAATGGTTTGGTATGACCATATGCGTTTAGTGCATCAAAATGATAAAACATGGAAGCAAGTCATTGAGCAACTTAATATCTGAAGAATACAGAGAAATGCAACGTGAATTGCATGAGAATCCTAATTACGGAGTCGCATCATTACAATTTGCATCTATTGTTGACGATATTATTACTCAATTTAAAATAAACGACTTACTCGACTATGGTGCAGGTAAACTTCGGTTAAAAGAGGCATTAAAAACCGAAGTAAATTACAAAGCATATGAACCTAGCAATCCATTATATGCTGATGAACCTGAACCATGTGAATTTGTAACCTGTATTGATGTCTTAGAACATATTGAGCCTGAGTTATTAGATAATGTGCTTGATGATCTAAAGAGAGTCACGGATAAGTATGGTTTCTTTACGATACATACTGGACCAGCAATAAAAACACTTCCAGATGGCAGAAATGCTCATCTGATACAGCAACCATTTGATTGGTGGCAACCTAAAATTAAAGATAGATTTGAAATCATACGACAAGTAACCATGCCTAATGGCTACATGGTATTTGTAAAAAAATTATAAGGATATTAAATGGCACTCACAGATTACAGCAACTTTGTAACGGTGGCAGGCAATTATTTGGGTAGAACAGACCTAAATACAACACAAATGCCTGATTTCATTACTATGGCACAGTATAGAATGACAAGAGATTTGCGTGTTACAGAAATGCTTAAAGTTGTCACAACAGATACGTCTTCTGGTGATGGTAAAGTAGCATTGCCTAATGACTTTTTAGAAACTAAAGAAGTTCATATACAGGGCAATCCACCTATTACATTAGAGTATCAATCGCCTGATTTATTTTTTAGAAACAAACAAAGCACAACATCTGGCAAACCATATTACTTTACAATAGTAGATCAAGAAATACAGCTTGCACCTAAATCAGATTCTACACGAACCGTAGAAATGCTTTATTATGCAAAACCTGATTTTATCTCTGCTAGTACGTCTAGTAATATTTATTTAGCAAATTTCCCTGATGCCTTACTGTATGCAACACTCACAGAGGCAGAAACTTATCTTATGAATGATAATCGTGTAACCACATGGTCAGCATTATATGATAGGGCGATTGCTAACATTATGAAGAATGATAGAAGCAAACAATATCCAAACACAACACTCAACGTAACAACTCGATAAGGAATTAAATTATGGCTGCGATGTCTGATTTTTTAGAAAATGCAATTTTAAATGCAACACTTAATGCAACAACATACACTTCACCTGCTGCGGTTTATATCGGATTATTTACATCTGATCCAACTGATGCAGGCTCAGGCACAGAAGTGTCTGGTGGTTCTTATGCAAGAAAAGCTGGCACATTTACTACAGCATCAGGTACAGGCGGTTCTGTATCTACCAACGCTGCGGTTGAATTTGACCAGGCTACAGCTTCATGGGGAACAATCACACATTTTGGTTTATTTGACGCAATAAGCACAGGCAATCTTTTATATCATGGTGCATTTACAGCAAGTAAAGCTATTGATACAGGAGATATATTAAAAGTTGCTTCAGGCGATATAACTGTTACATTGGCTTAATGTATGCCAGCAGATGTATGCGGACCATTTACGCTAGAACAGTTAGATGAATTTGGCACACTAGATTCTCTTGCGTTCTCACTAGATAATAGCGTATGGACTGACCCTACAGTCTGCATTTTATATAACACAGCTTCAATTAGTGCAAATGCTTCCACATCAGCCGATGCATTTGCAATACGTTATGTTGATGGAAGTTTAAATGGAACAGCATCATTATCAGGTGATGCAATAAGATTAAGAACAGTTGATGGTTCTGCAACAGGTACAGCAAGTCTTTCAGGTGACATTACAAGAATTAGACTTGCATCTGGTGACTTAACTGCCACCGCAACCGTTACAGGAACACCAATAAGAATACAATTTGTTGATGGCAGTATATCTTCCATTGCAAGTATAAGTGGCAACAGCATACGCATTAGGACAGTAGATAGTTCTATTACAAGCAATGCCACAGCCACAGGTAGTGCATCAAGAATATTATCATTTAGTGGTGATCTCAATGCATCTGCATCTGTGTCTGGTAGCGTAATACGTTACCGTTTAGTTGACGGTTCAATTACAGGAAACGCTAGTGTATCAGCAAGTGGTATTCGTGTTAGAACAGTTAATGGTAGTATAGACGCTAATGCATCTGCATCAGGCGAATTAATTAAAATAACAACAATATCTGGGTCTGCTAATGTTCTGTCATCAATGACAGGCACAGCATTTATATTTGGCGATAATTGGTCAGATACTACACCAGATATAGATACTTGGGGTGATGTAACTGCACCTGCCAATGTATGGGCAACAGTAACATCAGGAGCGGAGATATGGGCAGATGCTAGTCCATCTTCTACAACATGGACAACAAAAACAAAATCATCAAATACATGGTTAAATTCATAAGAGGTTAATATGGCTAAACTTAAAATTTCAGATTATTCATCTACAAGTGCAGGTGCAAATCTAAATACTGATATTAATAGTATCAATATCGATGAAGGGTGTGCTCCCAGTGGGATCAATGACGCCATTCGTACTTTAATGGCGCAACTCAAGGACTTCCAAACAGGTGTCACTGGTGATAGCTTAACATTAGGTGGTGGCTTAACTGTATCCTCTAACGACGCAACCATCAACGGACTCACTGTAGGTAAAGGTGCTAATTCAGTATCTACTAACACAGCGTTAGGTGTAAGTGCTTTATCAGGTGGGAGTTTGAGTGGTGGATTAAATACAGCTCTAGGGTATGAATCTTTAAAGTCAGTAACAACAGGGTCGTCAAATACTGCTGTTGGTTATAGAAGTGCAGATGCTTTAACAACAGGTATTAATAATGTTGTAATAGGACAATCTGCTGCTAGAGGTTTAACAACAGGTTCATACAATGTTGCTGTTGGTCAGACTGCTCTCTACTCCAACACCACTGCATCTAACAACACAGCTGTTGGATATCAGGCACTATATGACAATACTACTGGTTTTAACAACATAGCATTAGGTTATCAAGCATTAACTAACAACACCACTGCTAATTATAACACCGCACTAGGTGTTTTAGCCCTATTCTCCAACACCACTGCAAATAACAACACAGCTGTGGGATACCAGTCTTTGTATAGTAATACAACAGGATTACAAAGCACAGCTATTGGTGCTAGCTCACTTTATAATAACACCACTGCTAATTATAACACCGCACTTGGAGCTAATACATTATATACTAATACTACAGGCTCTAACAACACAGCACTAGGTCACTCTGCCCTATTATCCAACACCACTGCATCTAATAACACTGCTGTGGGTTATCAGGCTTTATATTCAAACACAACTGGATATCAAAACACAGCTGTAGGTCATCAAGCATTGTATACAAATAATGGTTTAGCTGTAACAGCAGTTGGATTTAAAGCTGCTTACTCAAATACTGCAAATGATACAACAGCATTTGGTGCTGAAACATTAAGAGATAATACCACTGGTATACAAAATTCAGCTTTTGGTAGAGCTGCATTGTTATATAATACTACTGGTAGTTATAATACTGCATTAGGTAGGCAAGCACTTATACTTAATACTACTGGTAATTATAACACCGCTGCTGGTTATCAGTCATTATATAATAATACAACTGGAAGAAACACAGCCTATGGTAATGCATCACTATATGCAAATACAACTGGTAGTATTAATACTGGTTTAGGTGATAGAGCATTAGTTTCTAATACAACAGGTAACTATAATACCGCTGTTGGTTATGAATCTTTAGCATTAAACACCACTGCATCTAGTAATACTGCTGTAGGTTATCAAGCATTGTTTGATAATACGACAGGTTTTAGCAATACTGCATTAGGTTATCAAGCGGCTGCTAACAGTACGACTTCATCTAATATTGTAGCAGTAGGTTATAAAGCATTAGCAGTTAGCACAGCCTCTACAAACGTTGCTGTTGGTTCTAACGCATTAACAGCCAACACATCTGGTGAATCAAATATTGGTATTGGATTTGATACATTACAGGCAAACACCACTGCTTCATTTAATGTAGGTGTAGGAAGAAGAGTTTTATATACAAATACTACAGGTGCATATAATACAGCATTAGGAACTGAAGCCTTATACTCCAACACCACTGCAAATTACAACACCGCTGTTGGGTATGCAGCATTATATGACAATACGACAGGAGTACAAAGCACAGCTGTTGGTTCTGCTTCATTAACTAATAATACCACTGGAATTTATAATACCGCACTTGGAGCTAATACATTATATACTAATACAACCTCATCTTATAATGTAGCAATAGGTAATGGGGCTTTATTTAATAACACAGCTAATAATGGAGGAAACACAGCAGTTGGTTATCAATCATTATTAACTAATGTAACTGGATATTGGAATACAGCTATTGGATATGGTGCATTGCAAGATAACACAACAGAAGCAATTACTGCTGTTGGATATAACTCTTTAGCTAATAATACATCTGGTCCAAGAAATTCAGCATTTGGATATAATTCTGGACTTGCAAACACAACAGGTTCTGATAATACTTTTATAGGTAGCCGTTCTGGTGAAGCAAACACAACAGGTGCATATAACACAGTATTAGGTCGTGAAGCACTCATTTCCAACACCACTGCATCTAGTAATACTGCTGTAGGGTATCAGGTTTTATACAGTAATACGACTGGTACAAGAAATAACGCTTTAGGCGAATCAGCTTTATATTCAAATACAACAGGAACTGATAATACTGCTATAGGACATAGAGCTTTATATGAAACTATTGATGGAATATCAAATACTGCTGTTGGTTCTAATGCTGTTAGATTAAACACTACTGGTGATTATAATACAGGGATAGGTATGTATGCCCTCTACAATAACACCACTGCAGACGCTAATTCAGCTGTTGGATATCAAGCCCTATATAATAATACTGGGGCAAGTAATTCTGCTTTAGGTTATCAAGCTGCATATGCAAACACAACTGGATATAGTAATGTTGCAGTTGGTAGGCTTTCTTTATTCTCTAACACTTCTGGAAGTGAAAACACTGCATTAGGTCGAGAAGCTCTTTATTCTAATTTGACAGGAATTAGTAATACAGCTGTAGGTAAGGATTGTTTGCGAGCTAACACAGCTAGTGACAACTCTGCTGTTGGTTTAGCGGCTATGTATACTAACACAACTGGAACTAACAATATTGCAATGGGCGTTTCTGCTTTGCGATTTAATACATCAGGCTCATCTAATACAGCACTCGGTCGTGACGCTCTTCGTGCCAACACCACTGCATCTAACAACACAGCAGTAGGTTATCAGTCATTGTATGATAATACGACTGGTGGTGCATTAGTTGCTATTGGTAGACAAGCGTTGCAAAACAATACCACTGCAAATGACAACGTAGCTGTAGGCTATCAAAGTATGAATTTTAATACAACAGGTACAGCAAATACAGCATTAGGTTATTTATCTCTTTACTCCAACACCACTGCAAATAACAACACTGCTGTAGGTTATCAAGCATTGTATACAAATACAACAGGCACTCCAAACACTGCTGTCGGTGTTAACGCATTAAGACTAAATGTTTCTGGTACACATAATGTTGCTGTAGGTTCTTATGCTTTAGAAGTAAACACAGCAAGCAGTAATACGGCAGTTGGGCATGGTGTTTTAGATAGTAACACAACAGGAGGAGGTAACACAGGACTTGGTAGAGATGCTTTATCGTCAAATACAACTGGAGGAGGTAATACAGCTGTTGGTTCAAATACTCCTGCCGTTACAAATGCTTCCTTGCAA